GAACCGCTGACATCCTGCTTGCAAAGCAGGCGCTCTACCAACTGAGCTAATTCCCCGTGTGCCGTGTGATTGTGAGACTAAATCAGATTGGTTTGATAGACGCCCCACTGGATTCTATCATAAAATCTGAACCACGGCAATGTCATCTGTCTAGGAATCGAACCTAGTTTCCAACTCCCTTGTCGGGGTGTCCTTACCAATAGACTACCAGATGTTGATGGAGTAATCGTAATATACCTCAAGGATATAACAGAGGATTACCCTCAAGCCCACGGTCGGACTTGAACCGACGACCTACGGTTTACAAAACCGTTGCTCTATCCAGCTGAGCTACGGAGGCAAGGCGGGATAGATGGGACTTGAACCCACGGCACCCTGCGTGACAGGCAGGTACTCTAACCAACTGAGCTACTACCCCTAGTCCATACGAGACTTGGAGAAACCGTTTACCTTTTCAAAGGTAATAGTTCTGTCAAACTTGTCAACTAGAACTTCACCTTTATGTGAAATGATAAACAGGTTGGTTTCTTCTCCAAGAGTCTTTAGAATTTTAAGCAACTCGTCAGTTGCTTGAGTATCTAGGCTGGAATCAAAAACTTCATCAAGAATCAAAAGATTAGTAGTGACGGAGTTTTTAATTTTCGCGACGTGTCTCCAAGTAAACAAAAGGGAGAGATCAATTTTTTGCTTCTCTCCTTCAGAAAAGGAAGCATATGAGAACGTGTCGCGATGCCTAGATTTTATCACTTCATTGAACTCTTCGTCAAGGGTAAAGTTGACAAAGGTATCCATATCGGCAAGGTACTTGTTAATTCGTTGATTGATGATGGGAATATACTTAGAAATAATCTTAGATTTAATCCCACCATCTTTCAATAACCCCGCCACCAATTTAAGATCGGATGATTCCTTAGAGACATTTGAGCAAGCAAATTCCTTTTCAGTAAATTTGGTTTGCAATGCATTAAGAATTTCCTTTTCGCTGTTGATGTCTGGTTGATCACTCAATTCACGAACTTCACTAATGATGTCAGTATTCTGCCTCATTAGACGTTGCTCTTCGGTAAAGAGCCTTTTCAGTTCAAACTGATACTCAGTGACGGTTTCAGTTTCTTTCTTGAGTTTATTAACCATATCCTGAGCAGTTGAAATCTCAGAATCTAGTTTTGAAGTTGCTTCAACCAGTTCAGTCATCTTGGTATTCAAGATACCGAGTTTAGCAGTACGAAACTGTTCCTCAATATCTTGACTACACACTGGGCAAGAAGTGTTGTCGTTAAAGAAAGCAAGATCTTTAGAGATCTTATCATTTCGCACGTCCAGTTTTGTCCGTACACTAGTATACTTCTTGAGTGTATCCTCACTCTTCTCAAGTGCGAGGGAAGAAGATTCCATTCGTTTCAATTCAGATTCGATTTTGGAGAGTTCTTCTTTAATACCAAGCATCCGATCTTCGTTCACAACAAACTTTGCTTGCAGTGCATCAATACGTTCTTGGTTTACACCAGTAAGTTTATTGATGGTATTTTGCTGGGCAGAAATTGCTTGTTGTGCAAGTTCCAGTTGATGTTTGCAATTCCTCAGAGATTCATTGTTATCTTTGATCCTCTCTTTGAGGAGCGTATTCATATGCGAAAAGATTTGAATATCCAGTAGATCTTCGATAACTTCTCGTCTATGAGCAGCAGGCAATTGCATAAAAGGAACAAAAGTGCTACTGCCAAGAATAACAACCTGAGTGAAAGACTTGTAGTTAAGTTTAAGTATGCTTTGCTCAAGATACTTTTGATAGTCTCTATTTGCAGCATCTTGATCAATGAGTTGTCCGTTTCTATGGATCTCAAAGACATTTGGTTTAACACCTCTTGTTACTTGATATTCAATTCCGCCAATTCTAAATTCAATCTCAACAACACACTCACGCTCATTAACAGTGTTAACAAGTTGAGGTTTGTTGATTTTACGAAAAGGTTTATTGAATAGGCAAAAACATAGTGCGTCCAACATAGTGGACTTACCAGCACCGTTAGATCCCACGATTAACGTGGATGGAGATTGATTCAGTTGAATTTCGGTGAACTGGTTTCCAGTGGAAAGAAAGTTCTTCCAACGAATCTTCTCAAATACAATCATAACGGTGGTACTACAACATCATCTGGTTGAATAACCACATAGTCATAATGATGCAGTTGACAATTGTGAACAACAACATCGAGATCGACTTCTGTGATCTCAAGAGTGCGCTTATAATCAAGCGCCTCAAGCATCATATTATAACGTTCTGCGTCGTCTTTGTCAACAAAAATCTGAACTGTTTTTGATGCAGTTTGGTCATTGTTGACAGCATATACGCCGCCACTAGCAGAGTCTAAAAGAATGTACATTAGAGATCTAGTGCTTCGACATAGAGAGATTTAAGAATTGACGTGACATTTTTCTTGTCAATGCTTTCTTCTAAACTCTCTACATACGATTCAAGAACCGTCATAGTATCTTCCATTTTAACAGACTCATCAACATCATCCAATTCAAGAGTTACATCCTCAATAATTTTGAGATCAGCAACATTTGAATTATGGAGTGCTTTAACATATCGATCAAACCAAACTTGATTTTCTCGATTCTGAACGATGAGTTTTACGAACGACCCCTGAAGATCAGAAAAATCTGGAAGTTCTTCATAGTCATTCTTAACATCATCATACCACAATTTGTTAAAGATGTTATATGGGTTCTGATAAAATTTCAACGCGAGAGTGTCACTATTTAGAATATGAAACCCTCGCTTTTGGGAGTAGTCATTCCAGTACAATTGGTACGGATTACCGAGATAATTGATATTACCTTTTCTGGATTTCATATGGAAATGTCCAGAACAAGTCAACTTAAACTTATCAAAAATCTTTGGATCATCGCCGTGTTCCATTCGATGTCCTGGAATTGCCTCAAACCCATTCAGTTCTAAGTGACCTAGACATACATCAGCGTCACTCGATTCAACCACTTTCAGAATATCAGTTTTGTTTGTGTCACACATCCAAGGTAACATCAAAACTTTCATTTTCTCAAAGCGGAGTTCTGTTGGTTTATCAATAACCGTAATGTTATCAAATTCTCCCAACAGGTGTTTGGGTGCATTTACTTTAAGAGTGTTCTTATAATAAATGTCGTGGTTGCCAAGAAGCATATAGAGACTAACTCCCATATCCTCCAATGGCTTGAACCACATATCCTTTGCAGATTCTAAACTGAGAAAGTTAATACTTTTTCGTTTATCAAAAGTATCTCCCAAACAGAAGACGTGTTTAATGTTGTTCTTCCTGATGAAAGGAATTACAGAATTCTGATAGAACTGACGATACTTTTCGATAAAGACTTGGTTGTCATTTCTGACACCAAAGTGTTGATCAGTTATCAGTAGAATCTTCATAGGTGATCACATAACGATTTTGACGTTTTCCATTGGAGTGAACAATAACCTGATGGAAAGCATCTGCATTAAGAAGTTGCTTGAGATTGTTGATCTGCATTTCTGCAAGGATCTTCTTTTCACTTGGGTTCATTTGGTCGCTTGAGGAGGTTTTCCCGAATAGAGTTCTGAAGTTTCTTAAGTGCTGCTTCAGTCTCATTTGTAACTTCCCATTCCCAAGTATTTCCATTTTTGTCAATGTGAGTGTGTTTCATAGTTTACCTCCGACAATACCATCATTAAGAACCCGACTTTCTCCCCATCCTTCTTGGAGACCTTTAAGATAAAACCGAGTCATATGAATGCACACATCATCTGTAAGGGCAGTCACAAGTTCAGTTCCATCTTTCTTAGCACTATGCCAGAGTCCATATTCGGTTTTATAAACCCTAAAGCAGTCGTCAATCCATTCAACTTCTGCAATTTCTGGATGCTCTTTCATAAGTCAATAACGATTGTTCATCTCGATACGAGATTTGATTCCATTATACACCGAATCATTTGAACTGTCATCACTGTGAAAGACTTGATCAAAACCAGACTTCTCAATGATTTTATCTTTGATGTCCATCTGGCGTTTCTCTTTAGCGATGCGTCTTAGAAAAGCATAGTAAACAATCTGAGTAAAGTAAGCGAATGGATTCTTCGACTTCTCAGGATTGAAGTTATCAATGTACTGAACACAGTTCTCCACACCATCGGAGATCATATCTTCCTTGTACATATAGTTGATGAAGTTTGGTCTATATGACAAGTGTGTTGCAATTTTCAAAAAGCAGTCACCGATGTATTCATCAATACGAGGTTTCGGTCTACCTTTTATTTTTGCAATCTCCACTCTGTCACGATAGTCAACTATCGCTGCCAAGAACTTCTGATTGTCAACGTAATGTTGGTTTTTCTTACGTTCCATTAACAGTACCATAGTTCGACCTATTCATCACAAAAGTATATCAGAATCAACACAAATAGTCAAGAGCTTGACACGATGCTAATAACTAATTATAATCAACACTGTAAGGGTTGATCTGATACTTCTAAGTATCTAGCTTAAATATATCTTCTAATTTCTGTCTGGTGTCATCTACTTTCCCCAGATACCCCATAGATTCATTTAGATCTGCACCACGGTCAGCGTTCAGATCATAATCAGAATCCAATTCTGTCTTACAGAATATTTTGTACATAGCAATCGCCTCCGTTGACATCGGAGCGATCGTTAAAACTTTTTCTTCAGGGATGATGTAAAATTCTTCATCAGAAAACACCATCCACTTTTTTAGTCCCACAGCAACTGCGCGTTTGTCTCCCTGCATAGTTTCTGTTGCGTGTACTTTTGCAGGGTCTTGCACAAACACAATACGAACATCTTCAGATTCTTCAGCAACAATGCAACGAGCAAGAATTTCTTCACCGTTCGTTAATTTGATGCAACCAAAGAATTCATCGTCTGGTCTCACATAACTTAGGGACATACCTTAGTTTCCTCCGAGTTTGATCTCAGTGACAGAATAATCAAATTTCTCATCTTTGTAGATGCGAATACGTTCAATTAAATGGTTCAAAGTTGCATTACGATTACGACCATTACTGATGTCATCAGCGAAATCATAGAGAGTTGCACGAGATTTGGAATCGTGCAACCTAAGTGCTCTACCTATAGATTGTAGATTTCGTACACGTGATTTAGATGGGGAAGCAAATATAACGTTGTGTAGATTTTTGATGTTGATACCAGTTGAGAAAGTGCCGTAAGAGGCAAGAATAATTGAATTGTTAGATGACTCACATATTCTTCGTATCTCTTCCCGTTCTTGAGTAGGTATACCACCGTGAACGAAGAAGACTTGCTTTCCTTCCCCACGACTATTTAGCATCTCCCAAAGAGGCTCTCCGTGTTTTTCAACGTAGTTGAATAGAATTAGAGTGTTACCATTTAGATCACGAGCAAGACCAGTAATGATTTTGTTGCGTTTCTCGTGAGAGATGATATAGTTCATTTCATCGTGATACGTTTCAAACCCAATGTACGGATGCTTACATACCAGA